GGGTGTATCGTTCATGATCGGATCCTTTCAGGGTCAAAAAAGCCCCCAGGGATCACCTGGGGGACGGGTTCGGGTTACGGCTTGATAAATGACGCGATCAGCAGCAGCAGGGCGCGGACGGCGGCGAAAATCAGGGAAATGATCACGGACAGGGTCAGCATTCATCCCCCCGCGGATAAGCCCGCTCATATCGGGCGGCGTAAAGATCCGTTTTCAATTGTTCGTTTTCGTTCACGGCTTCGCCCAGGGCCTTTTGTAGGTCCGCGATCCGGGCAAATAATCGGGCGGTTTCGGCGAACCCTTCCGCATATGCTAGGGCTTCAGCTTCAGCGGCGGGTAATCTCATGAGATCCAGGGGCATGATTTCATCCTTTCAGGGTTTCAGGTTTCGGGTTTTGGGCGGCGTCCAGGACCTGGGCGAAGCGATCCAGGCCGATACGGTCAACCGCCAGATCCAGATCGACAAGGGCGGCGGCGCGGGCATGATTTACGGGCAGGTCCCTAGACGATACGGGGACCCCCTTAAATGACGCGGTAACCCGGCAAACCCGGTAACCGCTCACGGGGTCCGATACGGTCCATTCACCCTTCCCCGCCAGGACGGGCTCACGGTGCAAAGCTAACCGCCAGGACCTGGACCCCCGCAGAAAAATGATCGGGTAATACTGGACAGCTTCGCGGACGTCATTAGCCCGGATCATTGTAAAAATCAATTTTTTGGGCATGATTTCATCCTTTCACGATCGGGATCACGCGGCGGGCTTTCGCGTCAGTAACCGCGGCGCGGGTTCCGTGTGCGCGAAACCCAATGATCACGGCGCGATCAGCGATCGCACACAGTCCGCAGGATTGACAGGTGATATCGTCCCGGACCTGGGCAGGACATACGATAATTGTCCGCCCGTCCGGTGTATGGGTTTTGGGCGGGGTATCGATCGGGACAATGCACGTTATCGGACAGTCAGACACGTCCGCCAGGGCGTCAGCTTCGCCCGCGTCATCCGCGGACAGGTTCACGGTGAAACCCCAGCTTGTCGCCTGTCCTGCCCAGTACAGGGCGTTAGCGCCTTTTTTGTGGGTATATGTAAACCCGCGGCGTCCAGTATTGGCGCGGACGATATCGCCCAGGGCGGCGGGGTCCAGGTCTTCCCCAGATCCAGGCAGATCGCCCGCTACATTATGACGCCACAGGGACCCAGCGGGCAGGGCGGCGATTGATGCGCACAGATCCGCCAGGGATCCCCCGCGGGCGGGGACTTTATCCCAGGTCATCCGGGTGTAATAGTCTTCCGCGTAACAGTCCGCCCGATAATGCGGGCAGGACGGCGGGCAGGTGTCCCGCTCAGAATAAGTGACGGGAATTTTTCCGGTTTTACGGTTCGCAGACACGGCGACAAAATGATAGGCGGGCATTATTCGGATCCTTTCAAGGCTTCAGTGATCAGGGCGGCGGCGGACGTCAGCGCCCAGGCGGCGCGTTTATCGGAGAATTCGCAGCGCGGACCCCGCAGGCGGGCAGCGCCGGATTTAACGGCGTCCAGGATTTCCCGCAGGTCTTCAGGATCCAGGCGGACCCCAGCAGGCGCGGGGTTATCGGTGATCGTCACCAGGGTGAAATGATCCCGCATAAATTTAGCGTCGATCATGATCAGGCCCCCTTCAATAGTTGATTGATCCCCTGGACCAGACTGTCCAGATCTTTCGCCCAGCGGTTAACCCCGCCGGTGTAATCCTTCAGGTGCGCGGCGGTGCGGTACATATAACCCAGCGAACCGCAGGGTTCGGTGTTCACGTACACGATCGCGTCACCCTTTTGAATGAACCCAGAACATCCGCGTTTATCGTCATTCACCCGAATGTTTTTAAGGTGAACTTGATGCACGGATGTAAACCGGTTTTTTAATTTGGTCGACAAGATCAGCATGATCAGACCCCCTTTCGGGCAGATACCCGGACAGTGTGAAACGGCGCGCCCTGGGCGGTGTGCGCGGTGATCAATTGGCGGGACGGGTTAAATTTAGCGGCGACAGCTTGCCAATCGATCGTTTCACGTCCTGGGCAGAATGACACGGCGACACGGTGCGCGGTGCCTTCGATTGTGGGCAGATCCGCGGCGATCAGCTCACCCTTCAGGGTTTTCTCTTCCGCGGACAGATCAGCAAGCTGGGCTTTGATCGCAGCAAGGCGATCGACAAGGGCGGACAAGATAACGGGGTTTTCAGTTTTCATGATCAGGTTCTTTCAGGGTTACGGGTTACAGGGTGAACAGAAAAACGGTCAACAGGTACAGGGCGATCAGCGCCAGGGCAGCGCCTGCCCAGATCGCCAGGGGTGACGGATCGCGATCGACAGGGGCGGAATAAAGATCGATGTAGGTTAATTTGTGCTTGCTCATGATCAGGTTCTTTCAGGGTTACGGGTTACAGGGCGGGGGCTTCGCGCCCCCTGGGTTACATCAGCAGATGAATTCGGGGTGATCAGTGACGCCCCAGCCTGCGGCGATATCCCGCAGCGCGGCGGCGCTCTTATTTGTACGGGCGGCGCGGATCAGGGAAGATAGAGCGCGGGCGACAAAATCAGCGCCCAGGCCTGCGGCGTGATACTGGGCGATCTTGGCGACTTCGCGGGTTTCGGATTTGTTCATGATCAGGTCCTTTCGGGGTTACAGGTTACGGGTTACAGTGTGCCGGATTTGTTCCGGTGATGTAATTATAACCCAGCGGGTGATCATGTCAACAGGTACGACAAAATAAATTCATCAGGATAAACCCTAACCCGCTGGGTGATGCTTCAGGGGTTCTTTTTGGGGGTAGTGACAATTGTCCCTTTTGTCGCTGGGGGTTGATTTTGGGAATTCTCAGATTAAATGACCCAGTGGAAATATTTAATATCTTTCGCCTTGCCTGCGCGAAAGGGCACCTTGTCACAATCGCCCCCAAAACCCCCGTTTTAACCCGCTGGGTGATCCAGTCGCCAGGATTTCCCTGAATCCCCTGGGTTCCTTTAACCCGCTGGGTGATCCAGTCCCTGGACCCGTAAACCCAGGGGATCCGATTATTCTGGACAATCGATCAGCGCCCAGGATCCGCGGGTAACCCAGATCCCCTGGGTTCCTTTAACCCGCTGGGCGGCGATAGCCTGGGCGGCGCGGTGATGCGGCGGCGCTGGGCGATCGGTCCGCGGCGCGGCGGCGCGGCGCAAAGCATAAAACGTGCCAGCGGTTCGATGGGGGCGGGTGAGGGCCGAAGCGAGGTGGGCCGTTGGCCGGGCGGTATCACAAATCCCGTGAAAATTTTTTCAAAAATCAGAAACCCAGTGGGTCATAACCATCCCATTGCACCCGCAGAATCACTGTGTTACGATTCACAGCACTATGAAACAAGAGAACTCCTCGTTTGTAGGCACGGCTGTCGCCAGTGAAAATCAACTGCCCAACTGGCTGTCCGTGCCTGACCCAGAACCCCTCAGAACCTCGAAGGAGGCAAGGGCGTTGTTGCATGTCGAATATGAGCAAATCTTCGAGAGGGTCGTAGAAGACATCTACCGTGGCCGATCCCTGCAATCGCTGATTGAGGATGACCACAGGGCCATCTCGTATGAGGACTTCCTGCGCTGGGTCAAGCGTGAACCCACCCGCCATGAACGGTTCAAGGAAGCGCAGGAGATGCGCACTGAGTTCCTTGCGGGAGAAATCCTAGAGATTGCCGATGGCGTTGAAGCGGTGGACCCCACATCGAACGACACGGTGAACAGGGACAAGCTGCGCATCGACACGCGCAAGTGGCTTATGAGTGCACACAACAAGAAACGCTACGGCGAGATCAAGCAAGTTGAACTCGGTGGCACCATCTCTATCACCGAGGCGCTGGCGCAGGCTCAGGCTAGAGTGATCGAGGGTGAGGTGATCGACGTGACACCAAGACTGGAGAACGACTGATGCAGAAGCCCCGGTACAGCCCAGAAGATGAGCAGACTCTCATGTCGCAGCTTTGGAGTCCTGCTCTCAAAGATGATCCTGAAGCGTTTGTCTTGTTCCTGTTCCCTTGGGGGCAGAAGAACACCCCACTCGAACACTTCAAAGCCCCTCGCACATGGCAGCGTAGGGCGCTGCGCAGAATACGGGACTTCATCAAAGAGAACCGGGGGAAGATGAGCAACGATGAGTTGATCGACGCGATGCGCAGGGCCGTGTCATCGGGGCGAGGCGTGGGCAAGTCAGCACTGGTGTCGTGGTTGATCCTGTGGATGCTGACCACTCGCATCGGGTCAAGCGTGATCGTGTCGGCCAACAGCGAGAACCAGTTGCGTAAGGTAACGTGGGGTGAGTTGACCAAGTGGGTCACGATGGCGCTCAACGCGCACTGGTGGGAACCCACGGCCACGAGCCTGAACCCGGCCAACTGGTTGACTGATCTGGTCGAGCGTGACCTGCGTAAAGGCACCCGGTACTGGGGTGCCGAGGGGAAGCTGTGGAGCGAGGAGAACCCAGACGCCTATGCCGGTGTGCACAACATGGACGGCATGATGGTGATCTTCGACGAGGCGTCAGGTATCCCAGACAGCATCTGGTCCGTGGCTGCGGGCTTCTTTACCGAGAACATCTTGGACCGGTACTGGCTGGCGTTCAGCAACGGTCGACGCAACACCGGGTACTTCTACGAGGCTGTGGACGGCAGCAAACGGGAGTTCTGGGAGAGCGAGAAGATCGACGCCCGCACAGTCGAGGGCACCGACAAGACCATCTACCAGCAGATCATCAACGAGTACGGTGAGGACAGCGATGAGGCGCGGGTCGAGGTCTATGGTGACTTCCCCAAGTCGGGCCAAGACCAGTTCATCACACCACACGTTGTGGACGATGCCATCAAGCGGCCCCTGTACAAAGACATGACCGCGCCCATCATCATCGGCGTTGACCCGGCCCGGGGCGGCATGGACAGCACCGTGATCGCCGTGCGCCAAGGGCGGGACATCGTGGCGATCAAGCGGTTCAAGGGCGAGGACACCATGAGCGTGGTGGGCCACGTCATCGACGCCATCGAGGAGTACCGGCCAGCACTGACCGTGATCGACGAGGGTGGCCTCGGGTACGGCATCCTTGACAGATTGACCGAGCAGAAGTACAAAGTGCGCGGGGTCAACTTTGGCTGGAAGGCCAAGAACCCGACCATGTGGGGCAACAAGCGGGCTGAGATTTGGGGTGCAATGCGCGACTGGCTCAAAACTGCCAGCATCCCACAAGACAGGATGCTCAAGTCCGACCTGATTGGCCCGATGAAGAAGCCCAACTCGGCGGGCACCATCTTTTTGGAAGGCAAGAAAGAGATGAAAGCGCGTGGAGTTGCGTCACCCGATGCGGCTGACGCCATCGCTGTAACCTTTGCGTACCCTGTGGCACATCGGGAGTACAATGAGCGAACAAATACCCGGCGCAACGCTCAAAACGGTGTCGCCACAACTTCATGGATGGGTTCGTGATGGCTACCAAGAAAACTGTTTCCTTGAGCGTCAAAAAGGGCGAGAAGCTGCCGGTGTCCAAGGGCGCAGGCTTGACAGAGAAGGGTCGTGCGAAGTACAACGCAGCCACTGGCTCAAATCTCAAAGCGCCAGCGCCCAGCCCCAAGACAAAGGCCGACCAGGGCCGTAAAGATTCGTTCTGTGCCCGCATGGAAGGGGTTGTCAAAAACGCCAAAGGCCCAGCAGAACGGGCCAAGGCATCACTTAAAAGATGGAAGTGCTGATCATGGCTACAAAACCCGGACTCTATGCCAACATCAACGCCAAGCGCGAGCGTATCGCTGCTGGCTCTGGCGAGAAGATGCGCAAACCCGGCGCTGCCGGTGCACCCTCGGCCAAGGACTTCAAAGAGTCGGCCAAGACTGCTAAACCTGCTAAAAAGGCCAAGTGATGCCACTCGTCAAGTCACCCTCAAAAGAGGCATTTCGCAAGAATGTCAAGGCCGAAGTGTCTGCGGGTAAACCCGTAAAGCAGGCCGTGGCAATTGCGTATTCCGTCAAGCGTGAAGCTGCCAAAAAACCAACAATGAAGCCTAAAAAATGAGCCTCCAAGCCCTGCAAGACTGCCTGATTGTGCGTCCAGACATGGAGAAACACGAGTTGTTTATCCTCTTAAGGCAGAAACAAACTGGCACGGGTGTGGTAATCTCCGTTGGGCCTGAAGCCAAGGACGTAAAAGTTGGCGACAAAGTGCTATTTGGTGATTCCATCGGCCAAGACCTGAAATATGAGGGTGACAACCTTCTGGTCATGAGGGAATCACACACCCTCGGAGTATTTGACGCATGAAAGACACTACCGGAATCGTAGCCGCAGCAAATGTGGCAAAAAACGGACCAAACTCGTCAAAAGGCG